GAGTTCTGTGGAGATAGCGCCTCGAACAATTTCGTATTTCTTCTTAGGGTCTTTAAACATAATGCTCCTTGACCGTTGGAAAATGAGGAGGTGTAACCTGGTCAATGTCCCCATTTTTATCTCTTCGGACATGAATTTGATCAGGTAAATGAAAAAGCGATTTAATCTCTTCGTCGTCTTTGAATTCTTTTCCTTCTAATGGAAACTCATCGGCTTTCCAGTTTGTAATAATCGTACGAATAGGATCAAGGCCGAGTTCTTTGGCAACGACCATACGGTTATTACCAACAATAATTTTTATTTTAGACCCATAGGCTTTACTGTTGTACCAGCAATAGACAGGATCTCTCATACCATGTTTTTCCATGGACGCTTTTAAAGTATCATGAAAACCCTGTTCGGTTCCATTACTAAATTCAGGTCTTTCTAGATAACTTAATCTGTCAAAGGGAACTTCTAAATAAATCGTTTGGATCATATAGCTAAAGGTTCTCCACTTTTATGAATTTTTATATATTTTTTACAAGCGTCTGTTAAAGTTTTTACTTTTTCTGTATCATTAGGCCATTCTCCAGGAACCGTTTTTACTTCATATTCCTTAATACCCAATAGACAGCCTGCAATAAATCTTCTTACTCCTATATAAAGAGTATACTTGCCATCTTTTTCAGTACAGATTAAAGGATTAATGATTCCATTTTTTTTAATATCTTCGCTAAGTTTTTTCCAAGTTGGATTTTTAGTTTGGCTCATACGACCTTCTTCTGTTTGAAGAACTTTTCCTTTAAACGAAATTAAATCTTTGTGGATTCTCATACCTGTATAAAATTAAAAGCAATGGATATCCTCCAGCTCTTTTCTCCTTTGAGTTTTGATCGATTGATTCCAACGCCATGCGGAACATACGAAGGAAACAGACACGCCATGCCTTCTTTCGGTGGATATTGTACTACTCTCCAAAGTTCTCGGGGTAGCCCTGGTATCCTTCTTGGCATCAGTAAATTAGGTCCTGCTCGTGGATCTTCCATCCAGATACAAGACTTTTGATCATCTTTAGGAATCTTAACATAGTAAGCTCCTGAAATCGTTGAGTTCGGATGAACATGATGTTTATTAAATCCATGTTGATAATTCACGTTCGTCCACATATTACCAAGCCCAACCTTAGGCTGATAGCCCATGTCTTGGAAAATCTGTTCGACCATGGTAAACATCTGTTTGATTAAAGGTTGATATTCGGGTCTTTTGTTTTGATCGGTTTGGCTGTGCCAACCGTTGACGTTCGTTTTTTCTAGACCAGCCGGATCTTTTTTCATCCAGGCTTTGATGTCTTTAAAAAGTTGTTTGTTAAGTTCTTGAGTTCCTTGAAGACCTTTAAAATAAATAGGAGTTGGAAATAGAATCTCTCGTTTAAGTCCTTCGAATTTAGTATCTTGAATCATGTTAGTGGGGGTCCTCCAAACCAAATCGGCATTGAAATACGTGTGCCTTTTTTCACGGGTAAAACCCGGTGAGCAATAAAGCTCGCAAAGAAAATAGCATAGCCCTGTTTCAGAGACAATGATTTTTTGCTGTCGATAATTTGTAGTTCGCCTCCCTTGAATTCTTTGGGATTATTCAAAAGGGTGACCATCGTCATTTTTCGAACGGTCGGTTCTTTAGACATTTCATAAGCGCTATCGGAGTGCCAGTCGTAATGATGCTTTTTAGAATACATGGTAAACTGTGCAGGCTCTCCAATTTGTAATTGATTGAAGCCCATATGTTTATTGTTCACGATATGCATCCAGTGTTCGAGTCGTGCATAGATCCACGGAGCCCTTTTAAAAGGAATCCAGGCAATATCGGTTCGTCTTATTTTATAATCTTTTTTACTTTTTGCTTTTTCATTCGTCCCTGTTCCCACTTCTGCATCTTGGGAAGGTAGACTTCGTCCAACTTCCATGATCCGATTACATTCCTCAACGGAAAAAACAGGAGCGGTGGAGTGTACAAGATAGGATTTCCAGAAAGGTTCTTTAATTACGGCCATGTTTAATCTTCTTTTTTTTCGTTTGAGGTAAAAGTTCCCCGGACTGTCGAACCCGTTTTAACGTTTCAAGTTGACCTAAAAGATTAAAAACTTCGGGCTGAGTGGTGCCAGGAGTAATGGTTTTTCTCATCTGTTCTAGACGGTGCGTATACGATTCTGCTTGGTGAGTGTTGACATCCTGATCGTCAAAGGATCCGTCATTAAATTCTTTTTTAAGTTTGGCCCAGCTAGCGACTTCACGCATTCGGTGTTTAGCTACGAGTTCCATGCTTGCCTGATCATAGATCTTTTGTTCCATTTCTATCTCAAGAAGATCTCGTTCTAGAGGATCTTTTTCATTCTTTATTTTTTTCTGAAGCTTTTTAATTTCAACAGCGTTTTTTCGAGCGTCAAAAGAAAGACGCATTAAATTTTCAAAGTGTGTATTTTGTTCCCTGACCGACTGCCAGTATTTAGCCGCGTTCGTTCCGAATCGGTTGTCCGATAAAACGGAAAAACGCATTTCGGTTTCCGTTCGAAACATCTGCTTTTTCTTCCACGTGTCTTTCAACTCGGGAATTAATGTTTTAAATTGTTTAACATCCTGTTCGTCTAAAATTTTAGTCAGATATTTAGACTCTGTTTCTGCGACGGTTTGAATGTTTCTTTTTTCTTTATTCATTCTGTTCTCTTTCTACCTTTTATATACCCAAGGTCAAGTATTAAATTATTAACTCGCGGTTACGGTTACTGTTGCTGCATCTACCGTCCATTCTTCTGTTTCACCAGCTGCACCTGGTGTTCTTGCTCTATATGTACCTAAACCTGTTCCTTGTGTTGTTCCATGTGAGCTTTCTGATATTGATGCCAGGTTGTTCATTTCTGTCCAAGATGTGCCGTTCCAAAATTCTGTGTTTGAAGTTATTGGTGGACCACCTCCAAAAATCAATACAGAGGTGAATTCACTACCACCACCTGTTAAGAAAGCTCTACCATTATTTAAATTATTACCTTCCGTCCAACATGTTCCATTCCATTGTTCACTTTGTGTTGGGTTAGTATCTGGACTTCCATCATAACCTCCAGCTGCAACTGCAGCAGTAACTGTTCCACCACCTTTTATATGATTTCTATCATCAAGCATATCAGCGACTTCAGTCCAACTCGTGCCATTCCATATCTCACACTCTGCTGCGTAACTCCCCTTCCATCCACCAGCGTATAATGCAGAAGTCTGAAATCCTCCAGCACTTGCTCCACCAGGCCGACCAGTAGTTAAACTATTAACGTCAGTCCAAGTTGTTCCGTCGTAAGTTGAAGAAACGGTATTAGCTGCGGGCTGATTTCCATATATAATCCCTGCAGTTTGTGTTCCTGTAGCACCGCCTGAATCACCGTCTCCAGGTATATCGTTAACTGATGTCCAAGAAGTTCCATTATATTCTTCAACGTCTAATGTGTTTCCTCCGCCAGCTGCAACTCCTGCAGTCAATGTTCCAAAACCTGCACCTTGTGGTCTACCATCATTCATTGTTCCACCTGCTGACCAAACACCTGCTGGTATTCCTCCTGCTTTGGAATAACCTTTTAAAGTCGCTGAAGTTGAATTATACCAGATCTGTCCCCCCGTTAAATTAGAGGGATCCGAGCTTACGTTTTGTATTTTAAATCCTTTTATTTCTTTGTAATCAGCCATATATTTTTACCTATAATAAATTATATTTAACGGGTCTTAATCGTAAAGCTTGATCTTCAGCAGATAATGCATCGTAAGCAGTTTGTGCCGCTTCGATTTCACCATCAACAATCGCTTGTGCTTCAGCTTGTGTTTTGCTGACACCACTCACTTTGCTAATCCATGAATCACCGAAATGATTATCCCCTACAACCCATACTTGACCAGGATGACCTCCAAGATAAAAGTCTCTTCTCTCTTGAGCAGTGAAGAAATCTTTTCCCCAGTTCGTCGCGGTACAGTATTTATATGCCATAGCTTACTCCCTATTAACTCGTCGTTATCGTTTTAATGGTATATCCGCCTCCGCCATCGTCAACCACCACTTTAAATACCCCGGAAGCCGTATTATACCAAACTTGTCCTTCAGTATCAGCAGAAGCGCCTGGGTCCGATGCCAATGATTCAATTGCATATCCCTTTATTTCTTTATATGTAGCCATTATTTATCCTTTAATAACCATCCCTGCGTTGCATCTACATAGACCAACGTAAAGGCTGCTCGTTCAATTGCGACCGTTAAATCAGCACCGGCACCTTGAATGTTATGTGAATTTCTTCCAATTGTCAAATTGTTACTGTCAAAAGTTGCTGCATAATCTACAAAAGTAATTTCGTCTCCTATCGTTGCAGAAGTGGGTAATGTAACCGTAAAGGCCCCGGCAGTAGTATTAC